AGTGTGACATCCGTTGGTACTCGCCTTATGAGCGGCGCACTTGGCCTCATCGGCGGAGTTCCTGGCTTGGTAATGTTAGGGGCTGGTGCCTGGTATGCAATGTATCAAAACCAGGAGCAGGCCCGTCGATCCGCCCAGGAATACGCCAGCACAATAGATGAAGTCAGCAAAAAGTCGAAGGCGATGACTCTGCCTGAAGCTTCAGACAATGCAGAGAAAACTCGCACTGCATTGAATGAACAGAACCGGCTTATAGATGAACAAAAGAGTAAGATTGAAGGCCTGAAAGAACAGATAGCTGGTTATCAGTCAGTGATCAGTAATCCCGGCCCAACGACCAGTGGTGGCTTCATGATTAATCACCTGACATCGTTGGACACCGTTACGCGTGGTCTGGCTACGGCTACAGAGCAGTTATCTGTTGAGCAAGAAAGGCTTGCTCAGATGCAGGGAAAATCCGCGTCTATTCAGCAAGTTCTTGAAGGTCTTGAACATCGGCGGGTGACTCTCATTCGAGAGGAGGCTGCTAACCAAAACAGGGCTTACCAATCTCTCCTGTTGATGAATGGGCAGCATGATGAATTAAACCGCCTGCTGGGGCTGGGCAATCAACTCCTTATGGCTCGTCAGGGCCTGGTTAACGTTCCGCTCAGACTTCCTCAGGCTGACCTCGACAAAAAGCAAACCGATGCCCTCGAAAAGAGCCGCCGTGACCTGGAGTTATCACGTCTTAAAGGAGAGGCTAAAGAGCGTTTACGACTGAGTTATGCCGCCGACGATCTGGGACTAACCAGTGACCCACAATTCCAGACTGGCCGTCAGGAGTTGATTAATAACGGTCTGGCTGAATGGCGAAATAATGAGGCCAATAAGCCTCAGAAAAAAGGGCCAAAGACGGAAGGTGAGAAGACAGAGGATGTCTATAAACGTCTGATCAAACAGCAGAAGGAGCAGATTGCCCTGCAAGGGCAGAATACCGAGCTGGCAAAGGTTAAATATCAGGTTAGCCAGGGCGAACTTTCTACGTTGAGCCAGGCGCAGAAAGCCGAAGTTATGCGAAATGCTGCTCTCATTGATCAGGTAAAACTTCGCGAGCAGCTGCGCAACTACGAAGCCAGCCTTGCTGACAGCAATGCCAGCGCCCGCGCAGCTAATGATGCTCAGCTTATTGGTTACGGGCAAGGAACCCGGTTCCGTGAACGAATGCAGGAACAGTTTAATATCCGCAAGGAATTTGAGCAGAAGAACACCGATCTCCTTCGCCAGCGACAAGCCGATCAAATTAATGAGAACGTTTACCAGCAGGAGTTAGCCCTCAATAAGCGTTACCTTGAAGAGCGCCTGCGCGACCAGGAAGGATATTACGCTGCTTCTGATGCTCAGCGGGATGACTGGATGACGGGCTTGTCTGAAGGCTATGCCAACTGGGTGGATGAAGCGACAGATTACTCTTCCATGGCAGCTGACGGGATGAAGCAGGCGATGGGCGGGGCGGTTACCACCATTACTGACATGCTTAACGGTAACCTAGACAGTTGGAAGGACTGGGGAATAAGTGTTCTCAAAATTGTTGAAAATGTTGCAATCAACATGGCTCTTGCTAATGGTGTTAGCTCGTTAGGCTCATTCTTCAGCTTCGGTGCATCTTCCGCCGCAGCCGCCAGTAGCGGCACCGCTATTCAGAATGCTGGTGCGAACTTCACCTTTAATGCGAAGGGTAATGTTTACGACTCTCCGTCCCTGAGCGCTTACAGCAATGGCGTTTTTCAGACGCCTCAGCTATTTGCGTTTGCCAAAGGAGCGGGTGTATTTGCGGAGGCTGGACCTGAAGCCATTATGCCGCTTACCCGTGCAGCTGATGGTTCGCTGGGCGTTCGTGCTGTTGGCACTCCTCAGGTCTCCGGTGGCGTGCCTTCAGTTAACTTCGGCGATATCAATATTCAGGGTGGATCACCGCAGGCGACCAGTCAGGGAACAGCCGGTGCCGCTGGCAGACAACTGAAAGATGCCATCACTGGCGTTATTAACGAGCAGGCCAGTATGCCTGGCTCACCATTGTGGCGTTTGATTAAGGGAGTTTAACCATGACAGTTGAAACCTTCACCTGGTGTCCGAAGGTTGCCTCTCAGGTTGATACCAGTTTTCGGACCAGAAAGGCGCAGTTTGGAGATGGCTATGCGCAAGTGGCTGGCGATGGTATCAACCCGGTGACGCCGCAATGGAGTGTCAGTTTTACGGGTGATGAAGCGTACATTCAGGCGATCAAAAACTTCCTGAACAGACATGCCGGGTTTAAGTCATTTATCTGGAAACCGCCACTTGAGCTATCAGGACTCTGGCGCGCGGAATCCTTCCAGATATCGACCCTCGGTAATAAGAAATACACCCTCAGTAGCACATTCACACAGGCGTACCATCCATGAGTATTTCATCTGATGTCCAGAAACTGGAACCGGGTGAGCGTGTCCGTCTTATCGAGGTGGACGGGTCAGCTTTCGGCGCCGGTATTCTTCGTTTCCATAACGAGACCATCCCCCATACAGAGGCGGAAATTATCGCCTCGGGTGGCGACGAGTCAAAACTTGAACCGAAATCAGTCTGGTGGCAGGGGCAGGAATATGGCGCGTGGCCATACGAACTTACCGGGATATCTGTCAGCAGTGACGGGCAAAGCTCTCGGCCAGCGCTTACCGTGGCAAACATCAGCGGCACGATTGGTGCGCTTTGCCGGAGATTTCAGGGGATGGCAAAAGCTAAGGTGATCATCCACGACACCTTCGCTCATTACCTTGACGCCAGGAACTTTCCTGATGGTAACCCGACCGCCAATCCCAATGAGGAACGCAAACAGGTTTATTACATCGACCGAAAATCAGGTTCTGATGATGAAACAGTGGAGTTTGAGCTTTCCAGTCCTGCTGATCTTCGCGGGCAGTTAATCCCTACCCGGCAGATTCAGCCCATGTGCACGTGGTGTATGCGTGGTTGGTACAAAACCGGTAACGGCTGCACTTATGCGGGACAAAACGGCTGGTTCGATAAAGACGGTAACAGGGTGGATGATCCTTCACAGGATGTCTGCTCCGGACTGCTGTCAACGGGCTGTAAACCTCGCTTCGGAGAGAATGAACAACTGGATTATGGCGGGTTCCCCGGCGCTTCACTTCTGAGAGGATAATCATGCGCGACAAAACAGTTAGCGCCATTCTGGCGCATGCCGCCGCATCCTTCCCCGAGGAGTGCTGTGGCGTGGTTATTCAGAAGGGGCGGGTGGAGAAATACATCCCCTGCAAAAATAATGCTGAGTCGCCGACTGAGCAATTTGAACTTAATCCTGAGGATTATGCTGCCGCCGAAGAGCAGGGCACTGTGGTGGCGATCGTCCACAGCCATCCCGGCGACGGGGCAACAACTCAGCCGAGCGAACTCGACATGCTGATGTGTGATGCCACGGAACTGCCCTGGATTATTGCATCGTGGCCGGAGGGCGACATTCGCACCGTCATGCCTCGCGGAGACCGCCCCCTCACAGGGCGCCAGTTTGTACTCGGGTATGCAGACTGCTGGTCTCTCATCATGGACTATTTCCGCATCGAGCACGGCATTGAACTGCCCAACTACAGCGTAGATCGCCACTGGTGGGAGCAGGGTGAAAATCTCTATATGGATAACTGGCAGGAATGCGGTTTCCGTGAGTACGACGGCCCCGCTCAGCCCGGTGACATGGTTATCATGCAGGTTCAGTCCACCGTCCCGAACCATGCCGGGATTTTGCTTGATGGCAACATGCTACTGCATCACATGTACGGTCAGCTAAGCCAGCGCATTCCTTACGGCGGCTATTATCGTGACCGTACCATCAAAATTCTGCGCTATAAGGATTTGATGTAATGGAAAGAAAAACCGTCATTAAACTCAGTGGTTCAATGGCTCAGCGATTTGGCAGGACCCACCGCCGCGCGTTAACGTCTGCCAGTGAGGTATTCAGGGCGCTATCTAACACCATTGATGGATTTGATGCCTACCTGCGCGAGACCAGAGCGAAGGGGCTGGACTTTATCATCTTCCGAAACCAAATAAACATAGGAAAGGAAGAGTTTGATCTTCTTGGGCCTGGCGATGAACTTCGCATTATCCCTGTAATACGCGGTAGTAAAAGGGCTGGCCTCTTTCAAATTGTTACTGCCGCTGCTATTGCGGCTTTTACCTGGTGGAACCCAATAGGATGGGCAGCAGGTACACAAATGGCGCTATATGCCGCAGCTGGTTCTATGGCTGTTGGCGGTGTGGTGCAAATGCTTTCCCCTCAGGTTGCTGGTCTGCGGATGCGACAAGACCCAGATAACAAACCTTCCTATGCGTTTGGTGGACCCGTTAATACAACAGCGTCCGGCAACCCCGTTCCTTTGTTGTATGGTCAGCGGGAAATAGGCGGGGCGATTATCTCTGCCGGAATTTATGCGGAAGATCAGCAATAGGCCTCATCAATGAGGCCGGAGAGATGTTATGGATAAAAACCTTTTTTTACAGCGGTACAGCCTGGCCACTGATGATTTCAGTGTTCAGACGTTTTGTGGTTTTCACGAGACTATCAAACATTGTTTCAAGCGAGAGCCAGGCATCTTGGATGCCATTCCCGTAAGCCTGAAAATAAATACAGAATCTGTGCCCGGTCAACTTGTCCCCGTCGGGGGTGATGTAGTCCGTTATGAGGGGGCTGATGCGGAAGGTGCCTTTTCTAAAATCGGACCTTTCTATCTGAAGGTATATCGATAATTTATCGTAAACCCATCTGATTGATTCTTTGTTTGCATTTATTTCTATCTGGCGAATGAAAAATTCGAAGCGGCCTGTTATTCCATGCGTACACCTGAATAAGACTGCTGATGGATCATCCTTAGGTTCCCCTGAGAGCATACAGTCAGTGCTTTCCAGCGCACTTTCTGGACCGTTTATCCATCTAATAAAATCGTAAAAGTTTTGTACCGATATTTGGTCTGCGTGCTCTACAAAGTCTTCTAAATGTGTAGTTATGAGTTCGGGGTGCTCTCGAAAATTATAGTATTTCCCCGCTTTATACTGATGTCCTTCGGTTGCACCCCATGGCTGGGAACGTCTTCCGGATTCAGTTATTTCAAAGGATGACACGACAATCATTTCGCTTTCCTTAACCTATTTGTTCCAGATGAAAGTTTATTTTTAGTAACTACAGCAATGCACCAACATACCCAGGGCTGTAATGAATCAACATCCTGATATTCAAACAGTAGCCACCTTCTGGTGGCTTTTTTTATGGGCGCGATATGACAACGACGATCATCAAAGGGCGCGGTAAAGGTGGCAGCAATAAGACCCGAACGCCTGTTGAGGCACCTGACAGCATTCAGTCCATTGCCAGAGCAAAGGTGCTTATTGCTCTCGGAGAGGGCGAGTTCGCTGGTGGGCTTGATGGTAAAAACATTTTCCTCGGCGACTCATCATCGTACACACCTATTCAGAATGCAGACGGAAGTTACAATTTCAACAATGTTAAATATGAGTTCCGTTCCGGCACTCAGGATCAGGACTACATTCAGGGATTCCCCGGTGTTGAAAACGAACTTCAGGTTTCATATGAACTGAAACAGGCGGTCCCATATGTAAGAGCCGTCTCCAATATCCAACTCTCTGCGCTGCGTATTCGCCTTGGATGGCCGACTCTTTTACTCCAGAAAAACAATGGAGATAAAGTCGGTACCCGCGTTGAATACGCTATCGACCTTTCAGTAGATGGCGGACCCTATGAAACGGTAGTCAACGGAGCTGTGGATGACAAAACCACAACGCTTTATGAGCGCAGCCATCGTGTAAACCTTCCAAAAGCTACGACAGGCTGGCAATTGCGGGTTCGAAGAATCACTCCTGATTCGACAAGCGTAAATGTTGTGGACACTATGCGTGTTGTGGCCGTTACTGAAATTATTGACGCCAAACTACGCTACGTAAACACAGCCCTGCTGTACGTTGAATTTGACGCAAAGCAGTTCCCTAATGGCATTCCTCAGGTTGTATGCAATCCGAAAGGTCGAATCATCCGTGTACCGGACACCTACGATCCTGAAACCCGGACTTACTCTGGTACCTGGGAGGGTGTGTTTAAATGGGCATGGACGGATAACCCTGCCTGGATTTATTACGACATCATCCTGAACGAGCGTTTCGGGCTGGGTCAGAGAATTGACGCGACACAGATAGATAAATGGGAGCTTTATCGCATCGCTCAGTATTGCGATCAGCCAGTGCCTGACGGGAAGGGTGGTAGCGGGACGGAGCCTCGTTTTCGTTGTAACGTTTATATCCAGGACCGTAATGACGCCTGGACCGTACTTCGTGATCTGGCAGGTATTTTTCGCGGCATGACGTACTGGGGCGATAACAAGATGTATGTTCTCGCCGACATGCCCCGTGATGTGTGGCACATCTACAACCACGCCAGTGTTGTTGAGGGTAAATTTACCTTTGCAGACCCGAGTGAAACGACCAGGAATACTGCTGCACTAGTGAACTGGTCAGACCCGGCTAACCACTTCAAAGACACGCCTGAGCCTGTTTACGATAACGATCTGGCCATGCGCTTTGATTATCGTCAGCTTGAAATGACCGCTATCGGCTGCACCAGACAGTCAGAGGCAAACCGGCGCGGGCGCTGGGCGCTGCTTACTAACGGCATCGGCGAGGTGGTGACCTTCAGCACAGGTATGGACGTGCCCCCTGTCGGAGAGGTGATCGGCGTGGCTGCCAACGAGTTGGCCGGAAGAACCATCGGCGGCAGGGTGAGTGCGGTTAACGGCCGCAACATAACCCTTGATCGCGCTGCTGATGTGAAAGCCGGTAACCGGCTGTTTCTGAACCTGCCATCAGGCACAGCTCAGGCCAGAACCGTTCAGGCCGTTAACGGAAACATCGTAACTGTTACCACATCCTACAGCGAAACGCCTGAGGCTGAATGTAACTGGGGTGTGGATGCCGACGATCTGTTTATAGCGCTTTTCCGTGTTACGGGAACGCGGGACAACAATGACGGCACTTTCGAAGTCACCGGGACGACATACAACCCTGACATCTATTCTGCCGTTGATACCGGCGCAAGACTGGACGAGCGTCCGATCAGTGTCATTCCACCAGGGGTTCAGGCTCCTCCAGACAATATCGTCGTGGACAGTTACTCCACGGTTAACCAGAACATTGCGATCACCACTATGCGGGTTGCCTGGGATGCCGTTCAGGGTGCAGTTGCTTACGAGGCGGAATGGCGACGAGACAGCGGAAACTGGGTTAGCGTGCCGCGTGCGTCATCACTCGGTTTCGAAGTGCAGGGGATCTACTCTGGTCGCTATCTGGTCCGGGTGAGAGCAGTAAACTCCAGTGATGTTTCATCCGTGTGGGCGTCATCTGCTGAAGTAACTCTGACGGGTAAAGTGGGTAATCCACCTAAACCGGTTGGGTTTACTGCTTCTGAAAACGTTGTGTTTGGTATCGAGTTGAACTGGAGTTTCCCGGCGAACACCGATGACACCCTGAAAACGGAAATTCAGTACAGCCTGACCGGTACCGCCGATGATGCAATCCTCCTTGCTGACGTGCCTTACCCGCAGCGCAAATATCAGCAGATGGGTCTGAAGGCAGGGCAGATATTCTGGTACCGCGCGCAGCTGGTTGACCGGACCGGCAACGAATCAGGGTATACAGATTTTGTGCGCGGGCAGGCCAGCGTGGATGTTTCGGATATCACTGATGCAATTCTGGAGGACATCAAAAGCTCTGAAGTCTTCAAGGACCTGATCGAGGATGCCGTGGCCAGCAGTGACAAAGTGGCTGAACTGACTGATGCGATCAAGGAGAACGCTGATGGTCTGGCAGCTGCGGTAGGCTCGAACAAGCAGACGGCGGAAGCCATTATCGGCAACGCGCTGGCCATTGCTGATGTCGTTGTCCGCCAGACGGCGCAGCAGGGGGCCAACACTGCAACCTTCGAGCAGCTCCGGGAAGTGATTGCCACGGAAACTGAAGCGCGCGTTACTGACGTCACCCGGCTGGAAGCGGAAACGGCAGACAATGCGGCAGGCATTACGGAGGTCAGGCAGGCGCTGTCGGACGAAACGCAGGCCAGGGCCACCGCAGTTGACCAGCTCACTGCCGCCACTCAGGTGATTTCTGACAAAGCGGATGCTGCGGGGCAGGCCAGCTCGCAGAACAGCGCTGATATCACCAGTTTGCAGCAGGTTGTAACGGACACTACTTCGTCTATGGCATCCCGCCTGGATGAGCTGGGAGCCAGAACCGATACGGCAAATGGTGGCATCCAGAACAACGCGATTGCGCTTATCACCAGCACCCTTGCTCAGGTGAATCAGCGAATGACCCAGAGCGTGCAGTACGGTGATAACAAAGCTGGTATTGAGCGTGTTGATAATGTCATGGCTGATGCCAGTAAAGCCGTTGCCGAATCGCTCAAAACGCTGGATTCCAGCGCGGGTGGGAACACGGCGAACGTCACTGACCTTTCTAAAACGCTTGCTGATTTCACCCAGGCCACGGCCACGCAGATCAACTCGCTTAAGGTCACGGTTAACGGGCAGTCAGCGGCAATTGTCCAGAACGCTCAGGTATCGGCAGATATCAATAACAACCTGAATGCGATGTACAGCATCAAGGTTGCTGTTGATTCTAATGGTAACCAGTACGCGGCAGGGATGGGGATCGGTGTTCAGAACACGCCATCGGGAATGCAGACGCAGGTTCTCTTCCTGGCTGACCGCTTCGCGGTGATGACCCAGGCCGGTGGGGACGTAACTCTGCCGTTTGTTATCCAGAACGGACAAACCATCATCCGGGACACCGTAATTGGTGACGGGACGATCGGTAACGCCAAAATCGGCAGCTATATTCAGTCCTCAACGTGGGACGGAACGGGAAATGTTGGCTGGCATATCAATAAGTCTGGGTTTGCGACATTCAATAATGTCACGATCCGGGGAACGGTATACGCCACTAATGGCAGTTTCAAAGGGACAGTTGAGGCGACCACTTTTGTTGGTGATATTGCGAACGTGGGGATTGGCAGTGACGTCAGTGTTTCTGGCGGTGGGGTTGCGACACGAACGATTACGTTTACGGATTCCTCATCATCAGCACTCAGTAAATCAGTACTGCTTGAAGCACTGATTTATATTGCTTCAGTGTCTGGCACCACAACAGCCTCCATCACTCTCAACATCAACGGAAACACGCGCGATTTGGGCACAATTAATGTACCAGCCGGGAATAATGGGCTCTGGATGACCGTAAGACATGCTGTGAGGGGGATTACCTCAACGACTGTAACCGGAACCATAACGGTTGTTGGCACCGGTACGTCCGGCAAAGGCATTCTATCCCCGACATTAACCGTTACTCGCGGTACCGGCTCTTTTGCCTGACCTTCCTGATATTCAACCTGATTTATAACCCGCTTCGGCGGGTTTTTTATTGCGTGGAGAAGATATGATTTACACCACTGGCACGATTGCAATCAGCGGCAATACGCTCACCGGAACAGGTACGAATTTTACTGCTGCTGGCTCGCTTATCCGCAACGGATGCACAGTCATCGCGCTGACCAGTCCCGCCCAGGTATTCCAGATTACCGCTATCGGCGGGGCAACCAGTCTCACCGTGACACCTGCGGCAAGTCCTGCCATCCCTGCCGGAACGAAGTATTCAATCTTGCTGAGCGACAGCCTGAGTGTGGATGGCCTGGCGCAGGACATTGCTGAAACCTTCACGATGTACCAGCGTTACATGAGTGGCTTTGCTGATGTGATGAACGGTACGACAGACGTCACCATCACGATTAACGGCACAGCCGTTACGGTACCAGGTCAGAAATCGCTGGCGAAGAAAGGGGCAAACAACGATATCACGAGCCTTTCCGGGCTGACTACCGCGCTCAGCGTTGGACAGGGGGGCACTGGTGCGAAAACCGCCGCAGACGCTCGCACAAACTTTGGTTTAGGAAGTACCGATACCCCTACCTTTTCCTCCATCGAATTATCGGCCGCGCAACCGTTCCTCGATTTTCATTACGGTTCTACCACTAACGATTACTCTGCGCGATTGTGGGCCTCAGGAACAGCGTCCCTGGAATTGAAAGGCGGCACAGGCGGCGGAACAGGCATACTTCAGGTTGAAGGCGGTTATCAGTGTCGGTCCGGGACAAAAGGCAGTTACAGCGCGAGCGCGTTTAACTTGCTCTGGACCAGCGGGGCTATGCGTCTTTATGTAGACACAAGTGACGTTGGAGCCATCACCGTTACTTCATCGGATAGGGAACTGAAAGAGAATATCGTCTATCAGACCGACCGGGAAAAGGCAGCAGATGAAGTGAGCCGGTGGCAGGTTGCTCTCTTCGATATGAAAGCCAGGGGGGTTCTCGATAAGAAACCGGGTCAGCTGGGCTTCATCGCTAACGATATAAAAGAGATCTCCCCTGAGGTGGTGAAAGGCACTGGCTTGCCGGAAGGGGTTGACCTCGAAAACGACGACCTCTCCGGTATGTACTATCTTGACCCGATGGCTGCTATCGCCAAACTGACCCTGGCTATCCAGCATATGCAGGGGGAGTTGGTAGAATTGAAAGAGCTGCTTAATACACAGACACCATAAAAGTGCATACCAGGCAGATCGCTCTGCCTGGTATTTGAGTCATTAATCTCCGGGTGCGTCCTGCGTGGCAGCATTCACTTTCATTTTCCAGATGCTGTCTTCAGGCATATCAAGACGCACATCGATCCAGCTGTTCAGCGGAACGTCGATTGGAGCCCCCTTCGTTTTCACCATTTCACCATCTTCGCTTAAGATATATTTGCGCTTGAACAGGCGGATTGTCAGTTCCCCGTTATCGCCTTGCTCAGCTTCCACAATCCCAAGTTCACCCATTCCGCCCGGGTCCATCGGCGGCAGAAGCTGCCAGCCAGAAGATGCCAGACCGGCAGAACCAGTCAGCGTATAAACACCGACATCGATGCGGCTCGCATGAACTCCCTCAGCCTCTTCGTTCGCCGTGGCGCAACCACACCAGGAGAAGCCGTCTTCGGCAATATCAGTACGCTGATTTTCTTCCTGTGACATTACAATACGGGCGACCGGTGATGCGGCCTTGAGCGTGCCGTCACTGGCCTTTGTGGTATTACCAGTTGTATACGCTTCATGGTAAGTCCAGGATGCCCCGTTGCTGTAACTGAAGAACGTTCTTCGGTTGATATAAGACTGCAATATCCTTGTTGCCCGGAGCCCTCGCTGAATAATGAGATAGGTAAAATCTGCGGTAAGGCCGATCTGCGGCATGTAGCCATTAACAATGTTATAGAGTCCACTTGGTCTTGAATGACTTGCTGTGTCATCAATGGGATAAGCAAGGCTATCACCTCCCAATCCGAACGCACCATTCAACATAGCCCTTCCGGTCGTGTTGTCTGATGCACTTGTCTGGACATCAACAGTTGCAGCACTTCCTAAACCAACGTTTTATAGATTGCCGTAGGGTAGCCTTACAGATAACTTCACCTGATTTTTTTAAAAAAATATTGGATGAAAAGTATGCAGATCGGCTACGTCAGGGTGTCAACAAATGACCAAAATACGGATCTTCAGCGACAGGCGCTTGAACGCGCAGGATGTGAACAGATTTTCGAAGAAAAAATGAGTGGAACAGTGGCGAACAGACCAGCACTGCGAAAGCTCCTCAAAGCTCTGAATGAGGGGGACACACTGGTGGTCTGGAAACTCGACCGTCTCGGCCGCAGTATGCGCAATCTGGTATTGCTGGTGGATGAACTGCGCCTGCGTGGGGTCCATTTCAAGAGTCTCACTGACAGCATTGATACTTCAAGCTCAATGGGGCGTTTCATATTTCATATCATGTCAGCCCTAGCGGAAATGGAAAGAGAACTAATCGTGGAGCGCACCCGGGCGGGATTAGCGGCGGCGCGCGAAAAAGGCCGAATAGGCGGGCGACGCCCAAAGTTAACACCCGAGCAATGGGCACAAGCGGGTAGATTGATATCGAACGGAGTTGATAGGAAGCAGGTAGCGATAATTTATGATGTAGCTGTGTGCACACTTTATAAAAAGTTTCCAGCGCGGATTTCTCCGACCCTATACGCCCTCCATAATGCGAAAGTGTTGCAAAGAAGTGATGAAGCTGATGAAATGTTATTAAAAAGCTAGTCAGCTATTGGTTTTTCTTCATGGCACGAACAGATTACATCACCTCGGATGAGTTCAGGGTAATTTACTCGGAATTGTATGAAATCTCATCAACATGGAGTGATTTATGGTTAACGTTATTTTTTTTGCGAGCTGAATGCAGCAGGGTCATTAGCATCAGATATTGTGATATCAAAGGCGATATGTTGCACCTAGCTGGTACGCCAAGGTTTGGACCTCGAACAATCAGACTAAACGAAAAACTGTCTAAATTATTTGAGCAAAGGAAGGCCTGTAAACCTGATGATGTTTATCTGTTCCAGAGTAAATCAAACCGTGTGAAAGGGAGTGCCAGACCTGTAACGGTTATAGCCATGAATTATGCTTTAAAACAAGCATCGAGAGGCATAACAGGAAAAAATATCACTATGAAAAGCGCCCAGCGAGTGATGATAGGTACCTAACGCTTATGCAAACACAGGGCGAATGCAGGCCGCTCCTTGCTCATGTTTGTCCGTTTTGTTAGCTGTGGAAGTCGAACCTACCAAGTTGAGGGACAAAGAGCGAAAGGATGAAGCTGAGGTGGAGTTTACGAGGCGACAGAAAGAAGTGAATAAAAAATTGCGTCAAATGCTTAACATGCCGGGAAAATAATCAAAGTTAACCCGGCGTGCTGGCCGGGCTGGTAACTACGCCGCGGTCTTCAGAATTATTCCTGCAGCCTGCTCTACTGAATGAACTGGAGTAATTGAAACCTCGTAGGTGTTAGCCAAATCCTCAAGGGCCAAATATGCACTCTGTATAGAACTTATATTTTTCTCTGAATAAGCCGGGTCATCATCTGTAGGACGGAACACTAACATTTGATGATTTTCATGGTGGAAAAAATCGCCATGTTTTTTAATCATGGAAAGATCAGATATTTTCGCTTTCCCATCTTTAACAAACTCATTCAAATTTGAGGGGAGTAGTTTTCCAGTATTAATAGCAGCGCTGTCGCTAAGATAAAATATTTTTGCAGGACGATGCCCATCAGAAAAGGTGAACTGTCTGTTGAAAAAACACTCTCGCTTAGCATCTACTCTTAAAACTGCGTCGATAAGCTGGGTGGACCACCGATCAGGCTCCCTAGCTTTTTTAACTTTACCATCTGTACCAATGTTTTCATCCAACAATGATGACAGGCTCGATGATAAGGATACTGCCTGTCTTAAGATACCTGTTGTTGTTGATGATGCGGCATCCCTAGGGGTACCTACGGTAATGCCTGACATCGGTGGAAGCCATTCGGTGAAATCTCCGCCATGGTCTAGATGGTTTTTTAAGCTATTGCTAATCAAATCAACCATGTTGTTAAACGAAGATGATCTCAAACCATACATCGCTTCAACCACCTCTTTTCTGATGGCTGGCTTAACTAAGATTTCTCCATTTGAAGAGACTGCAGCAACTATGATCGTGAGCCTTTCTCCCGAACCAAGCATTGGTTCAAGATAAACAGATACCCATTTACCGCTAAGTGATGGCAGTGATGGTAGCGTTTGCAAAAGATGATCAAGGTTGAGCATTGTAGTTCATCTGCGTTTGTTGAGGCTTAATTTGTTCATAAAGTATATCACCCAGTATTTCGATTCTAGCGGATAAGAATGAAATCAACTGATTTTTCGTCTTTTCCTGAATGCTATCTGAAAGCTCGCTTTGCAGCTCTTTGATGGACGATTCTCTTTTAGTTACAGACCATGCACGAGCATCGTTAGCAGATTTTTGAACGGCAATATCGTTAGTTCTATCAAGTAAGTCATTGGCAATCTGCAACAATTGGTTGGAGTAGTAGTCTATTCCGCATTGATCAGCTGCCAGGCCTTGAGGGATTGCTGATTCGTGATCGATGAGGTAAAAATCATCTCCATTGTAAAGGAGGTTTCCGTTGTGCCTGTCATCCATGGCAATCCATTCATCGAAATACGAAGCCTCCTGCAGCATTGGCCAAGATGCCAGCTTTTCATACACACTTTTATCTGCCGAGTTGTTGATGTATTGAGTAAAGCTAGGATATGAAACATCTACGCTACCGAAATAGGGTGTATTTGATTGATCAAACAGTATCACCGGTTCTGGGATAGGAAGAGATAAGCACCTTCCTAGCGCAGCACATGTTACCTCTGTAGATAAATCCCTAAGGGGCATCTGCTTGGCATACACAACTAATTCTTCATATTCACCATCATTGGTCGGGAGAAGAGCAAAGCCTTTTAATGGACGATGTTGTCCTTCCTCAATGACAACCCCTCCGGGAAGTAACCTTCCTGCTCTTATCAATGCAAATTCTCCAGAATCTAATGGTGTCTAATTTTCCTCGGAGTCCATACTCTGGGAAACTATAGTGGCTAACAAATACTACAGCTAAACACAATCAGAGATAACCTGGAGTTTTGTCAGGGGTTTTCGCAGTTATTCTTCCACCATCCACATGTCGGCCTCTTCAAACATATCTTCCAGCATTCGGTTCAGTTTTTCACGATCGCTTTTACTGGCATCGCTATTCAAAATGTTCGCCTGCATTGGCTTAACCTTCACTTCGGCATCAGGGAAAATCTGATGCACCCGCTTCGTCAGTTCAGCCTGGATAATCTCTCTGGCACCAGCTAACCCCTCAACATTCCGCTTATCATAAACCAGTTCAACGAACATAAAAGCCTCCGGAAAACCACTGTGGTTGCATACAGCATATTCACTGTAAAAATAAACAGTATCAAGGCGAGCGGAACGCGAAAGGGGGAGGGCATTTTGTTACCCTTAGTTACAAATAGAAAAACCCCAGACCGTGAGATCTGGGGTTCTTTTAAAGTGCACGTGCATTTCACGTGCATATTTTTGTCTTTTCTCGGTCTGCGCACTGTCTGGTCAGTGTCCGTAAGTGGCTGTTTTTATTGCCGCTGTCCGGTTGCAGTCCTATCAAAAGTGGTGGAGCTGGCGGGAGTTGAACCCGTGTCCGAATAATGCCTAACCTATTGAATATTAATGCTTTGTATTTTTTAAAAGGTACCGGGTGCATTTTACGT